GATGCCACTCTCGCAGACACCACCCGTACCACAGCCGCAATAGCCACCCGCGCCGCCCCCTCTGCCCGGCCCGATGGACGCCCCCACCAACCGTCCCAACGAACCTGTCACGCATGGCCTCCCCACCGGACCCGGCGCAGGGCCAGAAGCACTCGGTCCCATACCGAACGGTGACAACAACCTCGAAGGTTCACTCCGTGGCCTCTACGCCGCGTACCCATCGAGTGACCTCGCGAAACTCATCGCGCAAGTCGCGGCCCGTCGATGACGTTCAACGTCCCGACCGACAAGGACTACGCGCTGCTCAACCAGCTCGACCAGATCCGCGCGGCTGCCCGCCAAACCGAAACAACCGCGACACCCGCCGCGGCGTTGACACTCTCGACCCTGACTCGCCTCTACCCTGGGATCTCACCCGGCCTCGCGTACGCGCTGTCATCCAGCGGGAATACCGCCATCGCGCACGACGCCTGGCAAGCAGAACTCGCGTCGCGGATCGAACCCGGCACGCGGCAGAAACCGAAACCGAAACAGAGCGACGGTGGGTCTCTCTGGGATTATGTCCCTGTCGTCGGCGCGATCAAAGGCATCGCTGAAGGGAAATCCCCCGCGGAGATCGCGTTGCGTGCCATACCGGGAGCGAAACTCACCCTCGACGTAGAAAAAGAGCATGTGCTTCCCGCCGCGGGACAGGCCATCCAGACGGGTGAAAGCGTCGTCAACCAGGCACTCCAAAACACGGAGAACCAACCGAACCAGATCTCCGGTCTCCCTTCGTATCGTCAAGACGTCCAAGATGTCGCTGCGACCGCGCAGGCAGGCTACGAGGGAACCTCGGCGGTGTACCGGCAGATCGCCCCCCAGACCGGTGTTGACCTCTCCGCGATCGGGATCAACAACGCTCCGCTCAACGGGTCAGGGCCGCTCATCTCGCACGAATCTCCCGGTCAGGCTGTCTCCGCTGTTGTCGACCAGACCGTCCTCGGCCAGATGATCCAAGGCAAATCAGCCGGGACAGGGTTCCTCCCCGCCCCCGACAGTCCCGCGAACCAAGCAGCCGCCGCCGCTGCCCGTAAATACTCCCCGTACCTGATCGGCGGTCACGCCTGGACCCCTGGCCGTGCACTTGCAGGTACCGTTCTCGAACCTGACAGCACCGCGTTCAAGATCGCGTCAGGGGTCGTCGACGCGGGAGTCCAACTTGAAACTGACCCGACACTCGTCGGACTCAACCAACTCGCGGAGGCACGCGCCGCGGGGAAACTTTTCGTCACGGACGATCTCGCACGCGAATCCGGCGGCCTCTTTGCTGGTATCCGCGACCGGTTCTCCCCCAAAGGTTTCTCCCAGTTCCAAGCCTCGACGGCAGGTCAACGATTCGCTGACGCGGTAGCCGCCGAGTCAGACCCGTGGACGATCTCCCACGCGACAGGTATCCCGAACTACATCACCGCTGCTGACGGGTCAACTGTCCCAATCATCCGTCAACTCGCGGACGCGACCACTCCTGAGCAGGTCTGGCAGACCATCGAACCTCACGTCGGGACCACCAACGCGTTCCGTGAAGTCCCCGAGTTTCGGGCACCCGGCTACGGGAGCAGACTCCTCGCGGACGTACCCCGCCGCGTCCTTCCGGTCGGTCCCGATGCGGATCTCAACGAAGCAGCGAAAGTCGCAGACGACGCGCTCATCAACTCGCGAGCGTCACTCGAAGACCGCAAAGCGATGTGGGATACGTTCGCGCGAGTCGACCCCCGCGACCGGGCTGGTCTCTACGCCGGAGTCGATCAGCTCTTCGATCTCATCAAGAAACAACTCGTCCTCAACGGCGCCCCCGAAGACAAAGCCGCGGAACTCGCCACCTGGGAACGGCAAGGCTTCGGGGAGATCGCGAACTACGGCATCGACGCGCAAGGCCAGCAGCTCATCAACCCGTACTTCGTCCAGGACGGCGAAGCGCATCCGGTCCCGTCGCCGATCTTCGATAACCAGTTCCTCAACAATGGTGTCGTACTCCCGAATGCCCGTGCGATCAGCCGTGCGGTCTCCCCCAACTCGCCGATCTTCGACGACAACATCGTCAAAGGTGTCGAGAACGTCGCTGACCTCGCGATGGTCCCGTGGCGCAGGCTCATGCTCATGCGGCCCGCGTGGGGGGTCCGCGTTGTCGCTGACGAAGCGCTCCGTATGGCCGCGGACGGGTATTCATCGATCCTGTCGTCGCATCCCCTCCGTGCGATCTCCTACGCGATTGGTTCCCCTGACTCGCGTTGGATCACGAAACTCGAAGAGATCGCAGCCCGCAACCGCGGGACGGAACTCTCCGCGGAGGAAGTCGCCGCCGGGGCGGAGTTCCCGACACCGACGGTCGGGCAACGTGCTGCAGGCAAAGCCGCTGATGTGCTCTCGAACGTCAAGAGAACAGTCGGTCGTGGCGCACCGTCGACGTTCACGTACCTCGAAGACGACCCGTACATGCAGGCTCACATGCTCAGAGGTGATGCCCGCTTCCAGACTCTCTACGACCAGAATCCGCAGGCGATGATCTCCCAGTTCGGGCTCACACACCCGAACGAAGCCGTGTACCCGAAAGCCGTCGTCGAGGAGATGATGCGCCTCCGTGACTCAGGGATCGCACAACAGGTCGTCCAGTCGGAGAACCCTGAAGCACTCAAAGACTGGTTCTGGTCCGGTGAGGGCAAAACCTACCGGGACTACATGGCTTCCGATCCTCGTCTCGCCCCGATGGGCGGCGACACCGACTCGGCTCGTCTCGCGGCGGACGCCCAGATGGACATCGCGTCACAAGCAGTGCAGACCGCGACGGGGAACCGTCCCGCCCTGATCGACGCGCTCCGCACTGGTGAGATTGACGGTGTGCCGCTCCAGGCCGGTCTCGTTCGTAACTCGATGGGTGACATCATCGGCGGTCACTCCGCCGCGAACCCTGACGCGATCAACAAAGTCGCGGAGATGGTCGCGAACGGCGAAGACCTTCCGACGACTATCCGTATCCGACGCTGGTTGCAGCTCTCCGAATCAGACAAGACGAAAACGATCCAACACTTGAACAGTGTGACCCGTGCCCTGTTCGACGCGTTGATGCCGCGCCCATCCGACTACCTCTCACGCTCGCCGGTCTTCGCTCAGGCATGGTGGCAACGCCAATCGGAACTCATGCCGTACATGGATAGTGCGACCCGCAGCCGTCTCGTCTCTGAACTTGATGTTGCGAACATGGGCCGCGACCCGATCGCGACGAAAATCCGCGATATTGATACTCGTCTCACTGCGCTTGGCGATAATGCTCCCGAGGCGAAGATCACGAACTTCGCTGACGCTGACACGATCGCGAAGCAGTTCGCGCTCGACAAGGTGCGTACCCTTCTCCACGATTTCTCGGACCGTACTCAGGTCGCGGACATGGCCCGTCTCATCGCCCCGTTCGGTGACGCGTGGAAACAAGTCATCGAGAAGTGGTCGAAGATCGCGTACGAGAACCCGGACGTGCTTCGCCAGATCCAGAACGCCTACTGGCAGGTCCGCCAACCTGGCAGCGATGTCGTGAACACCGCGACCGGGGGGATCTCCGAGGGTGGGTTCTTCCACAAAGACAGCTTCGGGCAGGAAGTCTTCACCTATCCGGGGAGTCAACTCATCACGAAGTCACTGCTCGGGACGCCGATCCCTCTGACCGGCCAAGTCAAGGGTCTCAACATGGTCGGGGAAGGCATCCCCGCGCTCGGCCCTGCCGTCTCGGTCCCGCTGTCCTACCTCCTCCCCGACAAGCCCTCCACTGACTGGATCGCGAATCAGCTCTACCCGTTCGGACGTCCGAACGCAGGCCAGTCAGGTGTACTCGGCATGGGTGACAGCATCCTTCAGGAGTACCTCCCGACGTGGGCGAAGCGGCTCACAACCGCGGGAGGTGACCCATCCAACGATCGTCTTTACGCGAACACGGTCTTTGATGTCGCCCGGTATCTCGAATCGACCGGCAAGTACGATATCCAAGGCCCGAACGCGCAGACCGAAATCAACCGTCTCCTTACCGACGCGAAGACGAAGGCGAAGGGCCTGTTCGTGATCCGTGCGATGGGGAGTTTCACGACTCCTGCGTCACCATCCCCCGAATGGCTCACGCACGACTCGGCAGGTCATCTCACACTCGCGTGGAAACTCACCGACTGGTACAACAAGGAGATCAAGAAGACCGGTTCGGTCTCCCAAGCGACCGATAACTTCCTCACGAAGTTCGGTGCTGACAATCTCCTCAACTCGCAGCCCGAATCGAAAGCGGTTGTTCCTGCTGCGCCGACAACGAAAGACGCCGGGGACTGGTTCCGCAGCAACCCTGATCTCGTCGCGAAGTACCCGATCTCGGCGGGCCTGTTCGCGCCGACAACCGGTGGGTTCGACCAGGCGACCTACGAAGCCCAGTTCGCGCGTGGGCAACGCGTCCAGCTCACCCCCGAGGAGATGGTCCGCCTCGCGAACGCCCGGCTCGGGAACCTTCTCTACAACAAAGCGAAAGACAACGGGGCGAACACGGCGACACTCGCGACGCTCCGCCAGGAACTCACCGACGAGTTCCCCGGCTACGCGACTGGTTCCCCAATCGCGTCGTACAAGACCGCGGATGTCATCTCGGAACTGACCCGAGCGGCCCGCGACCCGCAGATCCTGAAAACCCAGGCAGGTCAGGCACTCGGCCTCTACCTCGCGGAACGCGCCGCCGGGATCAGCCAGGCACAGAACCTCGGTCTGACAAGCCCATGGACGGCAGCGAAGGCATACCCGATCCGCCTCGCGTTGTATAACTACGGTGAGAGTCTCGTCCAGCAGTACCCGTCGTTTCAACCCATCTGGGATCAGGTCTTCAACCGGGAGATCAAATAGGTGGCGAAGCCGCAGCAGTCAGCGAACACAGCCTCGACTCCCGCGATTGGTGTCCCCGGTTCTATCGACGCGAACGGGAACTACACCGGCTATTACGCGACGCTTCCCGGCCAGCCCACCGAGTCGTATCTCGCGCCTGGTGTTTCACTCCCCGGCCAGAATCAGCTCATCCCACCTCGTTACTTCGAAGGTGACCAGTTCGCCCCCGCGACGCTCGGTATCGACGACATGATCCAACTCCAGCAAGGAATGCAAGCCGCTGGCCTCTACACTGGGGCTTTCCATCTCGGGGTCTGGGACACGAACGATGTCAACGCGTATGAGCGTCTCCTCACGATGGCGAACGCGTCAGGGCAGGACTCGAAGTCGGCGTTGCAGCAGGCGATCACTTCAGCGAAAGTGAATACGACGACGCGTGCTCCTCTGGTCGTCAAACTCAAAAGCGACAGTGACATCAAAGCGATGCTGACCGACTCCGCGAACAACGTGTTCGGGAAGTACCTCTCGAACGATGACCTCCAGAAGTTCATCAATGCGTACCACGCGCAAGAAACCCAGTATCAGACCGCGGCGTACAACGCGACCGGGTTCAACCCCGGCACGGGACAACAAGACATAAACGGTGTCGGTATGCCTGTCCAGGCGAGTGGTGCGACACTCACCGAACCCCCGACGACCGCGGCAGGGATGGAAGACCAACTCAAACGGCAGATGTACGCGGAGCATCCCCTCGAAGCGAACGAGGCAGCGTTCGTGAACGCGTTTGGGCCGCTCCTCCAGACGCTCGGGCAGCGCCTCCCCGGAGGTGGGCAAGGATGACGAACATCGACCCAGGACAAGCCGCGACGACCTTGCACAGCATTCTCCTGGCGCTCGGTAACACACCAAACCCGACTGGTCAGATCGACACAGTATCGAAGGCCACACCGACACCAGCGTCGTCAACTCCGACGCGGATCGGTTCGTACTCGGCGGTTGGGAACACCGATCCGAACGCGGTCGACGCGTTCCTCGCCGCTACCCGTCAACACGAGTCGGGGAACAACTACACGATCTACAACCAGTCAGGACTCTCGAACGCCTCTGGGGCCTACCAGTTCCTCGGAAGTACCTGGCAGGGACTCGGTGGCAGCACCGCGAACGCCGCGGAAGCATCGCCTGAGGAACAAGACCGGATCGCGAAGTCTTACGCGCAGAGTCTCTTCGATCAGTTCCATGATTGGCGTCTCGTCGCGATCGCCTGGTACGGCGGTCCTGGTGTCGCACAGCAAGTCGCGAACGGACAAGACCCTGGCGCGCCGGACCAGCAAGGTGGATACCTCGCGTACGGCGACACGATCATCCAGATGATGCAGGCACTCCAAGCCAATGACTGACGGCGAACTCTACGCAGCGATCCAACAGAACTACCCCGAGATCTGGGCGCTCATCAACCAGCCAGGCATCCTCGACGTGATGCGCCAGGCGCTCGACCCGTCGCATCCCCCGTGGAACGCAGCCCAGATCGAAGAAGCAATCCACCAGACGGCCTACTACCAGAACACCTCTGATACGACCCGCCAGTGGGACATCCTCGTCGCGACCGACCCCGCGTCGGCGGCGCAACGCTCCCGCGACATGCAGCAACATGTCTCGGATCTCGCGCAGGCGCTCGGTATCAACCTGTCATGGGCGATTGACGACAACGCCTCTGGGTACAAACTCACTGGGCAGGCCCTGCGCGGGAACTGGACTGACCAGCAGATCCGCCAGAATCTTCTCTCGTTCTACGGGACATCCGGACAGACCGCAGGTACCGGCGACATCGCCGGGGACACCGCGAACGTCAAAGCCCTCGCCTCCCAGTACGGTCTCCCGATGAGTGACAGCGCAGCGCAGCAGTGGGGGATCGGGATGCTCGAAGGTGTCGTCTCCCAAGACGCCCTGAAGGCATACATGGTCGAGCAAGCCAAGTCACTCTACCCTGGTCTCTCCAGTGCCCTCGACAGTGGTGTGACCGTCGCCCAGTACGCCGACCCGTACAAACAAGTCGCGGTACAGGAACTCGGTATCAACCCGACTGACTTCAATCTCTCCGACACGAAATGGTCGAACGCGTTGAACCAAGTCGACCCGAAGACCGGGGACCGTACCGCGATGACACTCGCGCAGTGGCAGACCCAACTCCGCTCCGACCCGCAATACGGTTACAACAACACACACCAAGCTGAGGACGCAGCGGCCCAGTTCATCAACCAGCTCGGATCGAGGATGGGTGTCGTATGAGCTACCAGATGGGAGTCGATTTCCCACGCCCGCCGCGTGGTCTCCCCGACGCGGTACAAGCCATCTGGGATCAGATCGAGACTGACATCCGCGGGGAGATCCTCAACGAGTTGATCTCCGTCTGTCAAGACTTGCGGGCGCAGGCACCCGTCGTGAACGTCGCCCCCGCGCAGGTCACGTTCACTCCCGACGCGACAGACATGACCGGCGTCGAACGCCGCCTCGATGTGCTCACCCGAGCATTCGAGAAACTCTCCGTCCAGTTGTCCCGACCGGTGACGCGTGACATCACTCACGACGCGGATGGCAGGATCATCAAGGTTGTCGAGTCGCGGTGAGTGAACTCCCCGTCGCGGAGGACAGGCTTGTCGGTCGGGTTACGGGCGGGCATGTCGATGACCTCACTCCCGACCAGGCATCAAGCATTCTCCTCGGTATCTACGAGGAGGACTATCGCTCGAACTTCTCCGCTCCGGGTGTGTCCATCCCGATGGATGCCGAGGTGAAGGTAGGGTCGATCTATGACTCATCGACAACGTACCCGGCGTCACCCGCGTCGTTCACCTGGGACACGGACCACTGGGTCGTCAACACGAAAGGGATCTACCAGTTCGCCTACTACGTCGCGATCCCGATAGACGCGACCGCCGGAGCCTGGGGGTATGGCGTCGGTGTCGGGGCAGGTTCGGTCGGCGCGTTGACCCGCTATTCGCTCGGGGCGAACCAGCCTTCCGTCGCGATCGACGTGGACGGGTCAGGGAACGCGTTGATCGGTAACTCGCTCGTCCCGCAGCTCTACCAGGCTGGTGACACGTTCTTTCCCGCGATTTTCCTCCACGGATTAGCGGGGCCTCCGACAACTGTGTACGGCGAAGCGGTCATCGTCAGGCTCGGCTGATGGACACGATCTGCCTCGTTGACGCGGACACGATAAGTCTGTTCGACGCGGACACGATCTACCTCACCTGCCCGATCGACACCCTCACCCCTGGTGGTGGGGCGAAATACCAACCTTCTCACCATGACCGCGCATACTGGGACTCTGAAGCTGAACGACTCGTGTGGGAACGCCACCGTCAGGCCCTCGCACGCGAAGATGACACTCTCGCCCTGATCGGTGTGCTGTGACCGTCACGACGAACCCGACAACTCCTGACGCGCAGGCGCTCCTCAACGGATTCTTCGACAACTTCGGTCTGTCGTCGCTCGCGTCGTGGGCGTGGGGACTCTGGCAGCAAGGATGGTCGATCGACTCGATCGTCGCGGAGATGCGGACTCGTCCCGAGTATCAGGCCCGATTCCCGGCGATGGCAGCGCTCGCGAAGGCAGGCCAGGCGATCACCGAACAGCAGTACATCGACTATGAACGGACCATCGGCCAGCTCAACCAGGCGGCAGGTCTCCCGGCAGGCATGTACGACACCCGCGACGACATCGCGAAGCTGCTCATCAACAACGTCTCCCCGACCGAGTACAAGTCCCGCCTCGATGACTACACCGCCGCGGTGTACCAGGCCCCACCCGAGGTCCGTAACATCCTCCAACAGTTCTACGGCGTCACGGACGGCCAGATGGCTGCGTTCTTCATGGACCCCGACAAGGCGCTCCCACTCATCCAGAAGGAATACACCGCGGCGCAGGCCGGTGGAGCAGCCCAGTACACCGGGTACGGGCAGATCACCCAACAGCAAGCCGAGTCTCTCGCTGCGCTCGGTGTGTCCCAGTCGCAGCTCCAGTCCGGGTTCTCGAACCTCGCGAACATCCGCCAGGTGTTGAATGGTCTCCCAGGCCAGAACCAGCCGGGGATCACGACTGATCAGGCACTCGCCGCGCAGTTCCAAGGCAACGCTGAGGACCAGCAGTTGATCGAGAACCGCCAGAACGAACTTGTCAACCAGTTCAAGCAGGGTGGTCAGGTCGCGACCACATCGAAGGGTGCGGTCGGTGCAGGAGTAGCCCAGTGAACAACGGTAAGGCACCGATCACGGATCTGATCTCGGGGATGAGTGACAGCATCGTCACCGAAGTCCAGTCGACGATCCTGAAGAACCTCACTGGGCAGATCACGACCGCGGTCGCGCAGGCATTCGCCCAGTACGGCGTCCCGCAAGTAACGGTCCAGGCCCCACCCCCAGCGAACGTCAGTGTCGCTGCGCCGTCCGTGACGATCACCGGCGAAGACGACGCGGGTGAGATCGACGCGATGGACCGCAACACGGACATGCTCCGCCAAGTCAACGACACGCTCAAGACAGTCATCGCGATGCTCGCGAAGCCAGTCACGGTCGAAGTCACTCGCGACTCGAATCAGAACATCATCCGTACGGTGCAGTCGCGGTGAACTACGAATGCCCGAACTGCGTCGAGCAGTTGGTGCTCCCCGCGCCTGCGGATCGGCCTGTCCTGCATCCGTGCCGCGGGACGTACGGTCTGCTCGTCCCGATGGTCCCCGCAGGCACGAACTGCAAGATCGAAGTCGTCGAACGCGAGGACTACACCAATGGTGATCTCGTCCAGAGAGACGGCGAAGGCCGAGTCGTGATGAGTGTTGTCACAACCCGCGATGACGGACAGGACTGCATTGTGTATGCCCCGACAGCTATCAGCACTGGAGAGATGTAATGGCGTGGGCGAACAGCAAGGTCTTCCAGGCGCTCGTCACCGACGCGCTCAACAAGGCGAAGGGATGGAACCTCGGTTCCGACACGATCGAAGCAGCACTGTTTGACAATACGATCACCCCGGATCGTACGGTCAGCTCCGCGAACTCGGCGTACGCGGCGGGTGTCTGGGCGTCAGGTGGTGTATCAGACGCGTCGGGTTGGCCTGCTCTGGGGCGTCCTCTCGGGTCGTTGTCCTCGTCGGCGTCTGCGGGGACGTACACGTTCACTGCGGCGAACACGGTCAGCGCGAACTCGACGACGACACTCACGAACGCGTACGGGTGTCTCGTCTATGACCACACAACGACTTCACCTGCGGGTGTGACCGACCAGGGGATCTGCTTCAACTACTTCGGTGGGGCGAATACGGTCACGTCAGGGACTTTCACGATCGCTTGGAACGCGTCCGGTATCTTCACCGTCACGGTCTAATGCGCACCCAAGATCCGGCGTGCTGGATCGAGGCACGCGGGGACGGCTGGGTCCAGTACGCCGCTGACGACGGCGACCGTTGGTGTATCTACGGGACATGTAACCGTTGTGGTGCCTGCTGGTGCGACTCGGACGGAAACCCGGTCGGTGATGGTCTCGCGCTCGTCTGGGTTGGTGAAGTCGGCAGACCAGACGCGTTCATCGACCCTGTTGAACGTCTCGATATGCCGGTCCGTCCACGCATCGCGAAGATCTTCCCGACGTGTTCTCTCCGTGGTGAGTATCTGCGATGACAACGAAGTTCTATCTCCGGAACACCCAGGTCAACTCGCATCCGACTTCGGGTGAGAAGTCAACGACGGAGCCTGTCGCCGCTCAGACGTTCGGGTTGACACCAACCGACCGTGATCTCCTCGCAGCCAAGGGCGCGGCGGGGACCACCCAAGCAACCGCGTGCGTGAACACCGCATCAGCGCAGAACGGTTGCCTCGGGCGCTGGTCGTCAGTTGGTCTCGCCGCGGGTACGTACGGTTCGGGTACCTGGACGTTCGCGGTGCAGAGCATCGAATCGAACGCTGGTTGTGACGCGAAGTTCGTGCTGGCATCCATCTACTTCTGGCGTCCGTCGAACAACAGTGTCGTCGGGTTCGTCTCGGACTCGAACACTCAGGTCGGTGTCGAGTTCGGGAACAATACGACAGCCCGGTACGGGCAGGTACTCTCGATCACTGGCGCGAACGTCACGATCAGCAACAGTGACATCCTCGTCATCGAAGTATGGACCGGGTTCACCCAGGCGATGGGTACCGCCGGGAACCTGACTGTCTGCTACGACGGCACCACCGATGTCACCGCTGCCTATTCGGGGACTGACCCGGCGTCGTACCTCCAAGCCCCCGGTGATATTCCCGAGTACATCACAGGATCAGCCCAACTCGCGACAGGGACCGGTGCTGGCAACAACGCTGCGATCACCGACCAACCCAACGCCGGACTCTCAACGGGTTCAGGAGCCGCGAACAACTCTGCTGCGACCGTGCAACCAGCAGCAGCCCTCGCGACCGGGACTGGGGCCGCGAACAATCCCGCGGCGAAGGATCAACCGAATGTGGCGTTGGCGTCAGCGGCAGGGGCTTCGAACACCCCAGCGGGTCTCGTTACAGCCAGTGCAGGTCTCGCGACCGCGACTGGTGCGGCTCTCGATGCGACAGTCAGCGACGCTGACAGCGTGCAGGTCGCGGCGGCTACTGGCACGGCTTATGACGCTGCCATCACGGTCATCGAGTCTTCAACGTTTCAGGGTGGGGGCGGTCCCGCGAACCCTCGCGCGCTCGCCCTCCAACAGCAGGAGGTTCTCCGCAGGGTGCGCGAAGACGAAGAGATGCTCCTGACGTGGTGATCTTGACACTATCGGTACACTTCCCCGAAACGGGAGGGACCGATGGACTGGCGTAAACTCGCGAACTGTCGGAGTGTCAACCCGGACATTTTCTTCCCTGAGCGTGGCGGGACGGCCCGCGAGGCGAAAGCGGTCTGCGCAGGTTGCGAAGTCCGCCAGGAGTGCCTCGACTACGCGTTCACCCATCACGAGAAGTTCGGTGTATGGGGCGGGATGACCGAACGGGAACGTCGCCGGTACCGGAGATCCACCAGAGTCGCCTGACGATCTGCTATACCTGCCGTTGACGTAGCCATCGGTCCCGGCTGGAACCGACCGTCGCTCCGCTGGTGGATGCCTCCGAGTGCCCACTGAGCGCGTATCTCTCGGACTCCGCGTCACGCACCTCCCGCGTGTTCGCGCGTACAAGTAGGGAGCGACATGACCCAGTTCGATACCCAGGAACCTGACGAGGATCAGGAGACTCCATCGAAGCTCAGATCTCAGCTCGCCCAGCAGGGCAGCGAGATCAAACGCCTCGAAGCGGAACTCGCGACCAGGGACCGGGATTTGGCCTTCGCGAACCTTGGCCTCCCCGACACTCCGATCGCGTCGTTCTTCAGGGAGAACTACCAGGGTGACAACTCCGAGGATGCGATCCGCCAGCAGGCGACGGATCTCGGGCTGATCGGCCAGCAGTCCCCTCAGCAGACCGCTGAAGTCGCTGCGATCGAAGGCCAGTCCGAGGCTGCGATGGGTGGTCTTCCACCGATGGCAGCAGATCGCGAAGCCGAGATGCAAGCCAAGCTGCGTGCAGTACGGCCGAGTCCGACTTCCGGTTACCAGATCGAAGCGATCCTTCAGGAGTACGGCCGCCCGACAGCCCTCGATCAGACCTGATGTCCCGAGCACTTGAAATCGGAGAACCAGGTCCCGAGCTTGAAAGGGCTTGGGCTGCAGGATTTTTCGATGGAGAGGGGTACGTCGGCTATACGTTTCGCTCCAACGGGACGAAGCGTTACCGGCGAATCGATGTTCAGGTCACTCAGATTGATCCTGAAGTACTCGAACGGTTCCGAAAAGCGGTTGGCACAGGCAGGGTCTACGGGCCTTACCACAGTGCTCGTCGTATTAATCCCATGTGGAAGTACGGGATTGGTTCCGTCGAGGGCGTGATGCACGTTCTTGAAGTACTAAGACCGTATCTCTGCTCCATCAAAACGAAACAGGCTGAAGAAGCCATTCGTTCCTTCCAGGAATGGGGTGAGTCCAATCGCTGATGCCTACACGGGCGCCAGTGCCCTTCTCATCGACCAGACCGCGTACGACCTGGCCGTCTACCATGCCCTCCGTCCCCTGCTCTACTTCGATCAGGTCACGGATGTGCAGGCGACACGCCAGTCGTTCAACGGTGCCGCTGTCAAGTTCACGATCGTCAACGACCTTTCGGTCGCGACGACCGCGCTCAACGAGTCGACGGACATCTCCGCAGTCGCGCTCTCGGACTCGCAGGTGACCCTGACGCTCGTCGAGTACGGCAACGCGATCATCTCCACGAAGCTGATCCGTTCCACTGGGTTCGTGCCGTTCGACCCGATCGCGGCGAACGTCATCGGATTCAACGCGGGCCAGTCGATCGATACGCTCGCCCAGCAAGCCCTCGCCGGAGGTAGCAACATCCGGTACGCGGCCGGTAACGGCGGTGTGCAGGCCACCTCGCGGAACACGGTCATCCCGACCGAGCTGCTCGGGGCGACCGACGTGCGGCGTGCCCTCGCTGACCTCCGTGGCGCGAGTGTCATGGACTTCGGTGGCTACTACGGGGCGTTCATCCACCCGGACGTGTCCTACGACCTTCGTGGTCAGACGGGCGCGGCGGCGTGGCGTGACCCGCACACCTACAGCCAGCCGGACGAAATCTGGATGGGTGAGATCGGCGCGTTCGAGGGCTTCCGTTTTGTGGAGACCCCGACCGCTCCGCTGTTCGCCGATGCCGGATCGTCCACGACTCTGACCGACGTGTACGCGACGCTGTTCCTCGGCCGTCAGGCCCTGGCGAAGGCGCACTCGTACTCGGATGGGAACGGCCCGTTCCCGATGGTCGTCCCTGGCCCAGTCACCGACAAGTTGCGCAGGAACGTCCCGTTGGGGTGGTATTGGCTTGGAGCGTACGGCAGGTTCCGTGAGGCGGCGATCCGGCGTGTGGAGTCGGCTTCGTCGATCGGGACGAACTCGTGAAATGGCGGGCGCTCCGAGCGGAGCCTCGTCTCACGGTCGGTACATGGACGCGTGATCTCGTCGCAGGCAACGTGTACGACGACATCCCTGAAGACACTGCTGCGGCTCTCGTCGAGCACGGCAGTCTCGAAGTGGTGCCGGACGACACGCCAACGACGGCGGATCTCGCAGCTGCGAATCGCGAACCACAGTCTGGTCCTGGGGTCGATGTCCCCGACGGGGATGTCCCCGGCTCCCAGGATGGACGTATGGTTGGTGAGGGCCAAGACGCACCGGAGGTTGCCAATGGCTGACCCGTCGACCTGGGAAGCCAGGTCACCATCGAAGCGAGCCGCGCAGGTCGAGGAGGAATCACCATTCCCTCCGAAGTCTGTCCCGACTCTCCTCGACAACTCCAACGCGGGTGGGCAACTCGCCCACACCGCGCCGACCACCGAGTACCCGCAGCGCAGGCTGCACACCATGGGTACCCGCGGACAGGAACGAGGTGAAAACGATGGGTCGAGCTGACCCGAACTCGATGACGACCGAGACGGTCGACCCGCAGAGCCAGAACTCGGACGCGACGTACCCCGGTACGCGTTACGGGAAGGGCGGGACTTCCCCGTCCGCGGCTGCGGGTGACCACTCGGAGGAATGCAAGGTCGTGGATCAGACCCCCGGCGTGGGGTAAGTGTCCACGTTCGCGGCACCTGTGCAGGCGAATGGGGTCCCTCCGGTGTTACCTGACGGTGACCCGGAGCAGGACCCCATCGCCGCACGCCTGTTCCGCTACTACCGGGCACGTCCCGGTGGTGACGGCAACAACGTGTATTACAGAATCCTGTCAGGGAAGGGCACACCTGCCGAGGTCGGTGAAGTCACGAACACTGACCCGGTAACCACCTACGACTCGAACGGGCAGCCTCTCGTTGACGGCTGGTCCGATGTCGAGCATGTCTGGTGGGCAGGCCACGAGGCCGAGACAATCACCTCGGCGCAGGAGACTGCGCTCATCGCAGGCGGCTACGGGCCGTACATCACATGATCGTTCATCTCTCTGCCAACCCGGAGGATCTCAACCCGGCGCAACGACGGGGACAGGAGTACATCGGTAGACAGATTCGCGAACGCCGCGCGACTTCGCTCCTTCTTCCTCTCGCGTGGACGAACCGCACCCGTCAGGAGAAGAAGGAGTTCTTCAGGAACCTCAAAGCCGACGTTGAATGGGCTGAACGTGAGTGGGAGAACAACGCCTGATGCCCACCTACGTCTACACCTGCATCCAATGTGGCGATTTCGAGTACTGGCGTTCCATCCACGCCGATCCGCTCGACGCCTGCCCGACCTGTGGGGATGTCATCGCGAAGAATGTGACGATCCCGATGCTCGCGGGGATCGGTGCGCGCAGCGCCGAGGTCGCGAAGATCGACGCGACAGAAGCACGCTGGTCGAAGGACATGCCCGCGTATAAGCGTCTCCGTCACGCCGGGTACCAACCCCAATCAGTCGACGGTGCCGACCGTCTCGAAGCGACCGCCCAATCCGGCCTGGAGATCAACAGCGGTGGGATCGTCAAAGGTGACGAACGCCGCATCAAGGACGCGATCGAGTTGTCTCGTGACATCATGTCGGGCCGTGCCTGATTGGGAGCAGTACGCGACTGCGCTTCAAGACGCGCACGCGTTCAGGATGGAACCGGTGCAGCAGGCCCGTGTCGAGGTCGTCGCTTCTAGGTGCCGGGGCACTGTCCTCGACGTGGGGGGCGGTGACGGCTACCCGACCGGCCACTACCCCGACGCGCACATGGTCGATATCTCCCCGACGCGTGTCCAACGCGCACGCGAGGCTGGTGTCAACGCCGATGTAGGCGACGCTGAGGCGCTCGGGTTCCCTGACGGCGCGTTCGATACTGTCGTCTTGGGGGAGATCCTCGAACATCTCGCGAATCCTGGGCGGGCACTCGCAGAGGCGTTCCGTGTGTCACGAGGACGGGTGATCGTGACGTTACCGTTGTACGGGTGGGCTGATCCAACGCATCAATGGCGGATCAGTCTCGATACCTGCATCGACGAGACCCAGCGCGCAGTTGACCCAACGAAAGGCGCGCAGATCGTCCTTACGTTCCAGCGGGGGCGGTGTTGGCCTCCTGACTATCACGAGACGGACCCGTCGTGGGGTGACCAGTTTGGTTGACAAACTCATCACCGAATGGGTGTACACGCGCTACTCGATGATCGTCCATACGGTCATCTTCGTCGTATGGTTCGCGGCAGGGTGGGACATCGGGCTCCTCACGAACATCGTCAGCCTCGAAGCGATCTACCTGACACTCGGGCTCGGTGTCCGGCAACACAACCTCAAACATGACCTGAAGCAACACATCGACAACACGATCGGAGCATCCGATGGCGAAGCCGAATAGCAAAGCACCCCTCGGCCAGGGCGGCAGGTTCGCAGCCGTAGCGAAAGCCGCTGGCGGCGGGAAGAAGGGTGCCGCGATCGCAGCCGCCGCGGGACGCGCCAAGTATGGCAACGCGAAGATGGCGCAGATGTCCGCGGCTGGTCGTAAGCGTGCTGCGAAGAAGCGCAAGTGAATCTCACGCTTTTGTACGTCCACGCCGAACGTATCGGGTATGCGCGTATGGGCTCCATGATCGCGGAGTCTTTGACGCGGAAGGGTGTGGCTGTCTACGACGATGACATCCGCCCTGACGAGTACCGGCGTGGGAGCATGGCCGACCACGGGCACGAGCATCCGCCGCTGTCACCGACGAATGTGCTGTCGTTGATGTCAGTCCCGACGCACCTTGACGGCTACTACCAGGGTCAGTACAAGTCGATCCTGACGATGTGGGAATCTCGTCAGATGCCTGCTGGGTTTCGTGACACGATCCACGAGTTCGATCTCGTGATGGTCCCCAGCCGCCAGAACGTCGAGCTGTTCTCGCGCTATCACGACAACGTGGAGTTCATCTCGCTCGGGGTCGACCCGACGCTTTGGCATCCGATCCCGGTGACAATGCCAACAACGCATTTCAATTTCATGATCGCCGGGCGTGGGAACCGCAAAGGGATCGACCTCGCCTACGAGGCGTTCCGGAAGGTGTTCGTCGACCCGTCGAAGTTCTCGCCCGTGCCGAGACTGATCCTCAAGTCACTCCAGGGCCATCAGGACTATCACCACTGGGCGGCGCAACACATCTCGGGTGTCCTCGAACCCGAAGCCGAACGTGACCTTTACGCAAGTGCTCACTGTTACATTCAGCCGTCGCGTGGTGAAGGGTTCGGGTTGCAGCCGTTGCAGGCCATGTCACTCGGACGGCCGACGATCCTCACCGACGCGCACGGGCACGCCTCGTTCGCGCATCTCGGTATCGGCATCGACGCCGGTATCTCGAAGGCTGACTACTTCATGTACGGCGATGCTGGTGAGTGGTGGGAACCTGACTTCGAGCAGCTCTGCGAAGCGATGTGGGACGTGTACTCGAACTACACGACGCATGTCGCGAAGGCGGAACAGTCAGCGGCGTGGATCGGGGAGAACCTGACGTGGGATCAGACCGCGGATAGGTTCATCGCCCTGCATGGCGACGAGCTGGCAAAGCCTTACTCGGGGGACATGACGTGGATCGCCCCCGAGAAGAAGCTGTATCGCATCTCGGTGATCCGCCAATGGAACGGTGAGATCGCAGGCAGGATGGTCTCCTACCAGCCAGGTGTCGAATACTGGGAAGACGCCGACGTGAAACGCATCCTGTTCGACGGAGGGGTGCTCTCGAATGAATGCTTGGAAGGCGACGACGGAGGCCTGCTACCCCAACAAGTCGCTGAACTTCCCGGCTATCGGGATGTCCACCAATACTGTCCGACGTGTCATCGTGACTTCGCGACCGGCGAGAAACGATCCGATGTGATCTTCCGGGAACTGGAAGCGAGATGATCGCCGCGGTGGTCGCGACCCGCAACGAACCTGAGGTCGGGTCGTTCGTCCACCGCCTCTACGAATGGGTCGATGAAGTCATCGTCTGCGACGAGAGCACGGATGGTGGCTGCACCGAATGGAACGCGCACGCAGCAGGCGCGTCGGTGCTTCGCTGTACGGGTGGGATCGGCCCGAGCCTCATGCGCGGCTGGGAACTCGCCTTCATGCACGATCACGCAAAGATCCTCCAGATCGACGCCGGGGGGAGTCACTCCCCGGAGGACATCCCGAAACTCGACTCCCACGCGGATATCACGATCGGGAGCCGGTTCGTGTTCGGGGCCACCTACACGGGGAGGTCATGGCGGTCTGGATGTTCGCGGGCGTTCGCGTTCGCGATGGACTGGCGGTCAGGGGAACATGTCGCGGACTGGACGAGCGGCTACCGGTGTTTCACCCGCGAAGCAGTCGAGACACTCCTCGGGTTCGACTATCGGGCGTCGATGCACGGCTGGCAAGCCGAGGTGCTCCTCCGGGCGTTCGACGCCGGGATGACCGTCAAAGAAGTCCCGATCAGTTACCGTGCAGGGGAGACAGCCCTCCGGGCGCGTCACGTCCTCGAAGCGGTACGAATCCGATGATCCTCGCCAGTATCTTCCGCGACAGTGCCGCCTATGTCGACCGGTATGTCGACCAGATCAAAGCCCTACGCGAATACCAGCCTGTGACGGTCATCGCCGTCGAGGGAGACTCCAGTGACGACACCTACGACCGGCTCCGAGCCACCGACTTCCACGTCCTCAAAGCCGAGCACGGTGGACCCAAGTTCGGATCAGTGGCCCATCCTCTGCGGTGGCGTCAGATTGCCGTCGCTGGGTCGGCCTGCCTTGCGGCCGCGATGCGACTCGTGCGAGACGACCCCCAACCGTTCTGTTACGTCGAATCCGACCTGATCTGGGGACCAGGTGTCGTCCAGCAACTCCTCGGTGATCTCGCCCGCGTCCCTGCGGTCGCGCCGCTGTCGATGCAACGCGGACGGTTCTACGACATCTGGGGGTACACACTCAACGACCGGATGTTCCGTCCGTACCCGCCGTACCATGACGACATCGACATGCTCGGCCTGTCGCGGATCGACACGTGCGGGTCGATGTTCGTCACCAGGGCTGAGTGTGTGGATGTGTTGGAGTTCTCGGCGGTGGACTGCCCGCGTGGGATCGGCCGGTCCCTGTACGCCAACGGGTACAGCCTCTGGCTGGACCCGACCGTGAGAGTCGAGCATCCGTGACGACCTGCCAAGACCTCATCGAAGAAGCACGCCGGTACCTGATGTCCACGGTACGCGACCAGTTGAACGTTCTGACGACGACGGTCGGCACGTCTGACACGACGTGGACGCTCACCTACGATGTCTCGGGTATCACCGCGGGTGACTACCTGTCGATCGGTCTTGAAGTCGTCTATGTCTGGTCGGTGAACACAGCGAACACGCAAGTCACGGTGCAGCGCGCGATGCGGGGCAGTACCGCCGCGGCGCACACATCAGGCGCGCTCATCACTGTCAACCCGCGGTTCTCTGACTTCGCGATCTTCAACGCGTTGAACAGCGACCTCGATGATCTCTCCCCGTCGCTGTTCAAGACAAATGAGGTGACTGTCACCTACAACCCGGCGGTGCGGGGCTATGACCTCACTGGTGTCACCGCGACAGTCTTGGAGATCCTCCGCGTCCGTCACGACACTCCCGGCCCGTGGAAAGACTGGCCGGAGATCCACCGCTTCCAGTTGAAGCGTGACCAACCAACCGCGGATTTCCCGTCCGGGTACACCCTCGCGTTGTACGAGGCAGGCTGGCCTGGTCTCGACGTACGCGTCACCTACTCGTCACCATTCACGCATTTCACCGCAGCGACGGACGACGCGACGACAACGGGGATGTCAGCGACGATGTTCGACATCCCCGCGCTTGGTGCCGGTGCGCGTCTCTCGGCGGTGCAGGAAGTCGCTCGGAACTTCACCCAGGCACAAGCTGACCCGCGTCGGGCGACGGAAGTTCCCCCGAACGCGCAGCTCGCCGGGTCGACCGCGTTGACGCGTCTCCGGGCGCAGCGTATCCAGTCCGAGGTTCTGGAGTTGCGACGGTTGTATCCGTATCGGGTGAGGGCTGCGTGACACTCCAAGCGGCGTTCACCGACCATGTTACGGTCAGTTTCGACTGGCCGTTCTTTACTGGTACGGCCGTCGCGGCGGATCTCCTCGCGGCGTTCCCCGCGGCGTTGAACGGCCGTCCGTACATGATCGACACCCAAGTCGAGCACACGTTCACGGACTACTGGCAGCACGAGTCAATCCCGCTGATCCGCACCCAGGCGGACGGGTCGCAGTTCCCGAACGAAGCGACTCTCAACCCTGAGGGGCTCTGGCGACGGTTCCAAGACTCCGCGCATGAAGGTGCAGGCCAGGTCTACCTCGATCGTGACAGCAACACCAGCCCGTACCGGTTCCACGCGTCGAAGGGGATCGACCCGTGGACGATTTACAAGCTGTCGTTGTTGCCGACGACGACGCAGGCGCTCTCGTCGTCGAATACGAATCTGCGGCTCGCGGTCGCTGGCGCGGACATCTACGTCACTGACGGCCAGGTACTGAAGTACAGCGGTGACTTGTCGTCGTGGACTTCCGTGACGGGGAACCCGTCCGTCACCGCGCTGTCGGTCTGTTCGGATGGGTACAACGTCTACACGGCGTACAACGCGTCAGGGATCTACAAGACGACCCGAGCCGCAGCGTCACAAGCGTCATATGTGACTGGCACCGTTGCTTTGGTCGCGTACGTCAAGGGCCGTCTGATGGCCGCGCAGGGCGCAGCGATCTACAACATCGTCGCTGCCGGTGCGCTCCCGACTGCGTTGTTCACACAGGCGAACACTGATTTCTCATGGGTCGGATTCGCGGAGGGTCAAGCTGCGATCTACGCCGCTGGCTACTCGGGTGACAAGAGTCTCATCTACCGCATCGCGGTGAAACCCGACGCGAGCAGTCTCGACCAGCCGATCATCGCCGGTGAGTTACCTGACGGGGAGATCATCCGGTCGATCGAGGGGTACCTCGGGTTCGTTGTCCTCGGGACCGACAAGGGCTGGCGGTTCTGTGATGTCGACGCGCAAGGCAACCTGACGATCGGGCTGCTGGTCACGACCGCGAACCCGGTCTACGCGTTCGAACCCCAGGACCGGTTCATCTGGTACGGGAACACGAACTACGACTCGACGAGCACGGGCCTCGGGCGGATGGACATCTCGGTGTTCCCGCAGGCGTTGACTCCCGCGTACGCGTCGGATCTGATGGTCACCGGCCAGGGTGCGGTCTATTCGATCGCGTCGTTCACGAACCTGCGGGTGTTCACCGTCTCGGGGCTCGGGGTGTACAAGCAGTCAACGAACAAGGTGACCTCAGGCACACTCACCACCGGTCTGATCTCGTTCGGTATCCCTGACGAGAAAACAAGCATGTACTTGGACATTCGGACGGAGCCGTTGGTTGGGAGCTATTCGGCGTCGATCAGTGTCGACAACGGCGCGTACACCCAGATCGGGTCGACTTCCGCGACGAACGGCACCGGGGACCAGTACCCGACCGGGCAGACCATCGGCCAGCACTTCGAGATCCAGTTCACGTTGACACGCTCAGGGACGGATAATACCTCAGGGCCAGTGTTCGAGCGGTGGACATTCAAGGCGTTCCCGACGCTGAATGACGGGTCAGCGGAGACAATCCGAGTGCCGTTCCTACTGTACGAAAGCCTGGAGCCGTGGGGGATCAGCCACACGATGGATGTCGGCTATGAGCGGGACATCATCACGTCGTTGCGGGCAACCCGGCAGGTGTGTGTGTTGCAGACAGTGGGCGAGTCGTACACAGGTTTCGTGAACGATTACCACTGGGTTCCCCACCAGGTGCGCAAGAATGCTGTCGGGCAATGGATCTCTGAGGGGACCATGGTGATCGAGTTCAAGCGTCTGGTTTGAGGTGGAGGCTTAGTCATCGCATACACACGGAGAGACATCAGAGGCGGGGCGGTCTCCACGACCATCTCGGGGAGTCTTACGAACTCGGACACCTCATGCACCATCGCGGCGTCGACCGGGTGGCCGGACGGGTCCGGGTCGAAGCCGTTCTATGTGGTGATCGACCCTGGTACCGCCTCGGAGGAGAAGATCCTCTGCTCGACGCGTTCGGGGACGACGGTCAACTTCACGACCCGAGGCGCTGACGGATCGGCTGCGGCTGCGCACTCGTCAGGGGCGACGATCTACCCGATCGGTACCGCTGTCGATCTCGACGAGGCGAACTACGCCGTGTCGCAGACGGTGGGGTTGATCGCAGCTCAGGGGGACATCATCCGCGGGTCGGCTGCGAATACGTTCGCGAAGCTGGCGAAGGGCACGAGTGGCTACCCGTTGGTCGCAGGGTCGTCGGACCTGTCGTACGCGCAACTCACCGAGACTGGTATCGCAGCGAGTGTGGCGGGGGATGGCCTGACCGGGGCGAACGGTAGCCCACTCGCGATCAACCCGGACAACAGCACGATCGCTACGTCTGGTGATCAGGTGATCGTCAAATCAGGGGGGATCACCGGGACACAGTTAGCGTCGGGTGCCGTCACCGCAGGAAAGATCGGTGTCGGCGGTGTCAGTGCCTCGAACCAGTTCGCTGCCGGGGTCGTCGACGCGTCTGCGCTCGCGACTGGGGCTGTCACCTCAGGGAAGATCCTCGACGGGACCATCGCGACGGCTGACTTCGCCGCAGGTGCCGTTGACGCGACAGCGCTCGGGGCGCTGGCTGTCACCACCGCGAAGATCGCGGCCAACGCTGTCACCGTGGCGAAGCTCGACGCAGCCGTCCCGCAAGGGATTGTCGGTGGTGCGCCCGCCATCGTCACAGCGGACCAGGGGTCCATCTCGGGGACCTATGTCGACCTCACCAGCCTGACAGTGACTCTGACTCCCTCATCGGCAACTCGTTACATCCGTCTGCGTGGCTTCATGCACTTCTCGTCCGGTGTCGCGAACGACGAGATCCAAGTCGCAGTCCGTGAAGGATCGACAGTGTTGTGTCAAGTGAGCGCGACGCATGTCACTGGTTCGACACTCACGGAAGTCCCGATCGAGTGGGTTGTTGTCGACGCGACCGCAGCGGCGCATACCTACAAGCTCTCCGCGAAGCTCGGGACGGGGACTGGCCCGTTCACGATGAAAGCGAACGATCCGCAGAAGGCGTGGTTCTACGCCGAAGACATCGGAGGACACTAATGCCCCAGACCCCAAAGAATGTCGTGATGGCTGTCGTCATCCTGATCGGCGTCATCACACTCGCGCTCGTCGCCGGTGCAGTCGTCTTGATCGTCGCGAACAAGTCCGTGCCGGAGACGATGTGGACGCTCGCCGGGACTGGCATCGGTGCGCTCGCTGCGTTGCTGGTGTCGACGCGCGCCGGTGACGTGACCTCACCTGCCCCGGTCGACCCGCAAAACGTGATCGGTAACGCACCCTGATGGCGTTGTATCCGGGGGCTGTCTGGCGTGGCCCTATCCCGACGAGCAACTACGCGAAGGGACGCAGCGTCCCGGTGCGAGGCGTGACGATCCACCACATGGATACGATTCTCGCGACCTGTGATGCGTTGTTTCGCCAGCCCGGTTATCAGCGCAGCGCCCACTTCGGCACGGGCCGTGACGGGACGGTCTACCAGTGGGTCGACACGGACGACGTGGCCTACCACGCCTGCTATGCCAACTGGTCGGGCTACTTGGGAATCGAGAACGACGACAACGCCAACGACGACCCGTTGACTGACGCTCAGATCACCGCGATACGAGGCATCATCGACTGGCTTGGCATTCCCAAGGTGCTCATGGTCAACATGACCGACCCCGGTATCGGCTACCACGGTCAGTTCCCCGGCGACTGCTCCACACACTGGGGCCAGACCGCGTGCCCGGGGTCGATGGTCGCCCAGCTTCCACTACTCATTGCTCCGGCTCCGACGCCGGTCCCGACGAAGGAGTCACCTGACGTGAAGATGGTCCTGTACAACAACACCTGGCTCCAGTTCAACGTGGACACCGCAGGTGATCTCATCCAGTCGACCTACGACGCGAACCTCGTGCTCGTCGCGCAGGATCAGGTGGTACTCGGCGGGAACCGTCCATCGTCGGACGTGACTGTCGATGTCCTCGCGGACCAGCGCATCCTCGTTGGCACGGAAGATCCCAACGGCAAGAACCGTGCGATCAACTACCGGCCGGGACTCGGCTGGTACGACGCGTCAGGGAACCATCTGTAAATGGATCGCCTCCCCGACGAACTCGAATCCAACGCGCGGCTCCGGGTCCAGAAATCCGCCGTCGACCAGGGTACGCGCCGGAAGTTGAACTTCATCGCGGGGACGAACACCGAGCTGGTCTTCGCTGACGATCCGATCAACGAGAAAGTCGACGTGACAGTCAACGTTCCGGCAACGGGTGGAACGATTGATCCCTCGACGTTTTTCCCGGCGACATATGTGGGGCCGTCAGCACAGGATGCATTGACCATTGAGGACGGCCTCAATAACCACGTCATAACCGTCATCACTACTGACACCGGTATCCGCTTCGATGTGCCGGGGGAGAGTGGTGTCTGGGTAACGAGTGACGGCACCAGCATGTTCGTCGAGTTTTCAACACTGGCTGGGGAGTCATCTCCAGATGCTGTCCTGGGTTTCGTCGGCTTCGGCCAGAACGGCTATGTCTTCCTCGACGACGGGGCAGGCCATACCTATTCCCTGCATCCGGCTGCTGGTGGGATCGACGTATCCAGCGCGAAGATCACCAGCCTCGCGAACGGTTCCGCGTCGAGCGACGCTGCTGCGTTCGGGCAGATCCCAACGTTCGCGACTCCGGCCGTGGCGCTAGGAACTGCTGGTGCTGCTGGCGCGGCCGGGACCGTCATCAGGTCCGATTCGACCATCGCCGCGTTCGACGCGACCGCACCTACCACACAGGCAGTCGGTGACAGTGCTGCGACAGGCAGTGTCGCCTTCGCTGCCCGCCGGGATCATAAGCATGGGTGGCCGTCCGTCGCGTCGTTCCAAGCGTCGTTGAAGACCCCGGTCGTGTTGTTCGACCATTACACCGACGCGGGGAACGGCACAACCGTCGAGACCGATCTCTACTCCGATACCACTTCGGCCGGTCAGCTCGCCGCGAATGGCGACAAGCTCACCGCCAGGTACTCGGGGGTATTCGTCTCGTCCGCAACTGCGACTCGCGAGATCAAGGTGTACTTCGCGGGGACGGTGATCTTCGATACGGGTGCGCTCACGTTGTCGTTGTCATCAGCGTGGGATGTCACTGTGATGTTGATTCGGGTGTCGTCGACAGTGGTGCGATACTCGGTGTCGTTGTTCACTGAGGGTGCGGCGCTGGCGGCGTACACGTCAGTCGGTGAGCTGACTGGGCTCACTTTGTCGGGAACGAACATCCTCAAGATCACCGGCCAAGCCGCAGGGGTCGGCGCTGCGACGAACGACATCGTCGCGAAGCTCGCATCCATCGCCTACCAGCCTGCCGCATGAACAAAGTCGTCCCTGACTCCTATCTGCCGGGTTGGTTGATCCTCACGACGGGTACAGCAATCGCGGTGACGATGCTCGCGGCTGCGGCCCGGAAACCCCCGTTGCGTTGGGTTGGGCATTGGTTCGCGTGGGTGTTCCGGCGTCTGGTCGGTGAGCCTGTCGCGGCGTTCGCGGACCGGCATTTCAAGGAGCAGGTACTGCCGGTTGTCGAGTCGAAACTCGTCCCAGTGGTCGAGTCGCTCGATCATCTCCATGACTGTGTCGAGAACGTGAAGGGCGAAGTCATCGAGATCCGCTCGAAACAAGACGAGATGATCGAGACACTCGCTGGTCAGGACATCTCACTGCGGAACATCCAGCAGGCGACCGTGAATGACACGTTGACCTGAGCGTCACCGACTCGCTACGCTCGCCTGCGCAGAGGGAAACACCCGGCGTAGACTGAGCCCTGGGGATGTCCTGGGGCCGGTCTTCCGGGAGGCAGGGGCGCACTACAGGCTCCGCTGGGGTCGCTTCGCTCCCACGCTTCGCCTCAGCCGAGGGACCAGGGCGCGAGGTTCGTCCCGCCGTCACTGAGTGTGCGGGCACCCGCCTGGCCTACTCTTCGCCATGTTGCAGTTGGCGCAGAGAACTTGGAACCCCTCTGGATAGTTCTGGTTGAAGAGCCAAATGTAAAGACGGGACCCACCGCCGACTTGGGCGCGGTGGGCGGCACCATTGTTTTCGATGTGATCTATCACAAGGAAGGCTTCGTGATCTTCACCGCAGCAACGACAGACCTGGCCGTACGCTTCTAAGGCCATCTGTCTGCGACGTTGATGAAACGCTCGTTTGGTCGTTGCCACCCGGCGCTTGTTGGCGGCTCGCCACCTCTTTATGTATTCGCGCTGAGACTCGGGGTTCTTCCACGGCATGGAAGAACCCTAGCAGGCTGACCAGTGGCCACACCCCGCCCCGTCCGCCCACACCTCACGGGCCTTGGCGTCCTGCACGTCAGGCGGCGCGTCTTTCGCGTGCGCGTAGCCGCCGTATCCGTTCCAGGTGGAGTCGATGAACTGCCACGCCCCTGAGGCCGACGAACTGGGGTTCTGGGCGCTGTAGTCCCCGTGTGACTCACGGTCCTTCACGTAGCAGGGGGGGAGATCCCCACCACATGGGTACAGCGACACCGGCCAACTCTGGGCGGGCTCAGACGCTCTCTGCGCCACTGCGGGCACAGGAGCAGGCTGAGGGGCCTCAGTCGCCGTAGGGGGCGTCTCAGCGACGGCGACGGGCGCATCGACCACAGGGGCCAGCACAGGCCCCTCAGAGGCCCTCACGAGCAGCCTACGGGGAGTAGAGGGGTTGGGGGCCAGCAGGCCCGCCAACACGGCCAACGGGATCAGGATGAGCACAACCCGGCGAATGACACGCTCCCAGCCTCGGGGACATGGACACACGCCCAACCCTCGGGCGCTCCTCTCTACCCCTAGCGCGACGACGCCTCCCGTCCGGGCAGGCAGACGAGAGGCGCAGTCGGGTGTCTTCGTGAAGGAGACCAGGCCAGCCTAGCCCTACTCGTACTTGTTGGTCAAGAACCGACGCGCCGTGACGTGGCAGTCACACGGGCAGTCGACGATGACGCGAGCTGCGCCGGTCCACTCATCGACAGGTTCCCAGACGCGGTTGATCTCAGTGACGTACGCGTGCGTCCCACCGAGGGTGACGATCTCGCAGTCACAGCGCGGGCACCTAACGCGCGGCAAGGAGTCTCCAGTCGAGATCCCACGCCTGTGCAGACCGGCGCTTGTCCATGTAGTCGATGCAGAACTCGTCCCGCAGGTATGTCTCCGCGAGCGCCATGCGGATCACCTCGATGTCGCGGTCAGTCAACTCCACTTGCATCGCTAACCTCCGGTAGTGAGCCCCCTGGCCCCAACGTCACCGTGCGAACGACGGTGCAGCATGGCCTCGGGTTCCTCGTGTAGACCCCATCATGCGCGCCGACCCGACACTTCGTCAGGTAGACGATCTCATTCGCTCTCGCGGTAGGCAATGTCCGTCTCCATGATCTGACGGCCCAGCCACTCCGCAACCTGTGGTACTACCGCAGCTCCGAGTACTCGAGATCGGTCCATCCCGTGGGGAACCCCATCATCCACTCGGAAACCTCGGGGTGGGGGCGTCCCCCAGTACCCAGTACATCTTGCATCCGCACGCAACTCGGCCACTTCCGCATGGATGGTGTCAACTGGTTCGCGGTAGCCGTTGGTGTGGGCCACCACGAAGATTCGATCTCTCTTGTGAACCGCACCGAACGCACCGGCGGACAGTTGAACAGGCAGATGGGCATACCCGAGCTGCCAGAGGTCGCGCCGCACGTCGGGCAGCCATGATCGCCAGCAACTTGCGACGTTCTCGACGACGACCCATCGGGGCTCAAGCTCCCCGACAGCCCAGGCGAACTCTCGCCAGAGTCCCGACTGAGGCCCGTCGAGTCCGCTACGCGAGTTAGTTCCCCTGGTGTGGGCGCTGCTGATGTCGTTACAGGGGAACCCCCCACAGATGAGATCGACACGTTCCACTTCCTCCCAATCAATCTTGGTGATGTCACCCAGGTTCGGGACGTGTGGCCAATGCTTCGCCAGCACCCGCGATGCGTACGGGTCGATCTCCGACTGCCACACCACTTCCATCCCCGCCCGTTCCAGACCGAGATCCAGACCACCTATCCCCGAGAACAACGACCCGACCTTCACGGCTCGCTCCGGTAGGCAATATGCTCCCCGAGCTTGCGTGCCGTCACCTTCCCCAACCCTTTCAACGACGCCATCTCCTTCTCCGTACACGACCACTCCAAATGCACACCCGCGTCGTCAATCGCCCGTGCCCGCGTCAACGACACCCCATCACACGCCATCAACGGCCGCAGGCGTCCCGGCACTCCACGACGCTTCGGCACCCGCAACAGGCTGTCCGTCGACCCGTTCGCGAAGTAGGCCTCCAGCTCCACCAGGCGCACCGCGGTCTGCTCCAGGGAACGTGTCCTGACGAGCACACAGCCCTGCATCTGGATGGACACCTCGAACCCCCGCCACTGCGGCGCACCGAAATGGCCGAACCTCGGGGGAGGGTCACCGCGCTCCCACCAGAACTGGCCTTCGACGAGCATCACCGCGACTTTCAGGTCGGGCTTGCTCATGTCGTCGAGCAGGCGCGCCATACGCCCATCAGCTAACGACGATACGAGGTCATCGACCTCTTTCCTCTGCACCCCGCAGAGGCCATCCTTCCCGACGAACAAGAAGTCACACCCGAACGTCTCAGGCAGAGAACTCGTCTCCCCCAGCGCACGCAGCGCGACAGGCTCCGCTGGGCTAACCAACATCGAACACCAGCAACGTCGAGTAGTTCGCTCGGGCGTGAACCTGACGACGACCAGGCGGCTGAGGCTGTGGCGCGTTCAGCAGATCGAACCGGTCGATCTTTACCCCACTCACCGCACGCGTGATCTCATCCGTCTGCCACACCATCCGTCCCGACACCACCTGATCCATGCACTTCACCAACAGACACGACCGTGCCACCCTCGCGCACTCAACAGCCCCGCACACGATGTCGCCCATTCGTTCCTGCCACCGCTTCGCCCGGTCAGTCCCGTAGATGAAATCCTTGTTCCCCGACGCGGGAGTCCCTGTCAACTTGTAGTCAGGGTCGAACACCACGACATCGAACGCGTCGTCCTCGAACGGCATCTGGCGGAAGTCGCAGTGATGATCGGCGGGCTTGTACAAGTCGTTCGTGACGAGCATGTCAGGTTTCCATTCCCGCCAGAACGTCCCCTCCCCGTACGTCGCGTCGAACACGACACCATCGAGATACCCGAGCCGCGCCACGTCTTCGATCATGTGACCATTCGTCGGCCAAGCCGACGCGCGCATGATCTCACCGGCCAAGACGGGCCTCGATCACCGAACGTGGGACACGCGCACACACCGAACACTCCCCGAGACCATCCAGTGTCGGTGACGGGCACTCACAGAACCACAAGTACGGCAGCGAGTAATGCGGGCCACCAGCGCGGCTCATCGGGTTACCTCCGGGTACTCCACGGCTGGGACTGGCGCATGAGGAGTGACGAACGGGTCGTAGTCGCGCGACGCATGTAGCCACTTCGTCGCACCAGCACTATCGGTCGTGGACCGAATAAGGCCGCCGCATACGGCGCACGTCTCAGCCATGCTCCACGCTTCCATCCCAGCCAAAGTGCAACGGGATCATCGGCAGCACGCAGATCCAGCAGTCGAACGCGACCGGCCCGAAGTCAGGAAACCGCGGACCCGACCTCCAGAACACACCCACCCAACAATCCTGCGGCTTGAACTCGATACGGAAGAACCATCGGCGCTTCATTGGGTTACCTTCGGGTAACGCGCGAGAAGCTCACGGGCCATAGCGACGGGGACAACGACACGCTGCTTCTGTGGCATCTCCCCGTAACGGAAGTCGTCCCACCCCCATTGCGCGAGTTCGTCCGTGACCGTGCGTAGGGCTGTGACGAGTTCAGCAATCTCCGCGCGCTGGGCCAACCACTTGTGATGACACGAGATGCCGTACCGCTCCCAGGTGTTGTCGGCGTCCTGCACGTCGAGCCACTGCTGGTACAGAGCCTCATTCTGGCCCTGGAGTTCTTCTATGAGGTCAAGAGCCTTCGGGAGATCGGTACGCGCGTGAGCGATGAAGTCGGCATCAGGTTCAGTTGCGCCCACACCGCACGCGTCCCAATCGTTGAAACCGCCATCCAGGACGGTGATCGTCGGGTATCGGTAGCCGCCTCGGTATCGTTTGTCGAGGACATGTGGAATGAGCGCGACCATCTCGCGGACTGATTCATCTTCGAGGGCACGCCACTCCCACGGTCCTTCCGTCGCTGCGTCGCACCGCGCGCGGGCTTCTTCCAACCAGTCCTCTGCGCCGAACTCGTCTTGCCCGACGATGATTGCGACCTCGGGAACTGCCTCCGCTCCGATTCTTTCTGCGAGTACCTCAGCAACATGACGGCGGTACATCGGCTGCGCGTAAACAAGCGAGTCGAGCGCCTCCACCGTCTTGCCACACGAGCATTCGATCCATGCCCACCAAGCGCCCTTACGGAACCTCTCGCCCTTCTCGGCGGGGCGGTGGTCTTTCAGTGTCTCCTCGAACAACGCGACGAGATCATCCATCACTGGCTCGCTGGGTCACGCCGCAGTGGCGACATTGACGCCACCTAGTACCCGCCCACTTCCCGAACGTGCAGATGACAAAGGGCCAGCTCCACTTGTGGAACCCGTCGCGGCACACCTGAGCGCGCGCACAAGCGCAGGTCATTGTTCTCCCTCTCGGGCAAGAAACGCGCGGGCCTCGCTAACCGCCTCATCTCGTTTGTGGGCTACTCCGTCAACCGCGTCAGATTCACCTGAGATAGATGCCGAGAAGCAGAGAGAGGCGTAGGGCAGGAGGGCAGCGACGATGGCTTCGGCTTCGCGTAGACGGGCCTCCACAACCTCGTACATAGACTGTTCCATGACGACGAGGGTGCGGCCGTCGAGGGTCACGAGACCGACCCCAGGACAAGATTTACTCCACCCGATGATCGGCTCGGCGCTCATGTGTTTTCCTCCTCTTGGGCAGACAAGGGGACGCATTTCTTCCAATCGATGTAAGCGGGCGACGTAGCGCCGCCACGCAACACGAACTCGCCGTGCAGGACTTCGCCGCCATGTAAGCCCACCAACTGCAAGGTCGCATTGTGCTCATCAGCATCGACGAGCACGATCCCTTCGGCTTCGAGCGCCGCGAGCACCGCGTTGGCGGCGGCGTAAATGCGAACGCACGCGTGTCCGGCAGGAAGGTTCGGTAGGCACTGCAACTCAGGTGTTTCAATGGCCCGTGCGATGATCTCCCGCGGGTCGTTCACCGTGTCCCCTCCCACAACAAGAGTCGGGTGATGGGCTGCGGGCATTCCTCGCAAACCTCATGCGGCGTGTGTCCGGCGAGCGCGCGGTGGAACAGGACGCGGGCAACTTCATCTTCGCGAGAGGTCATCGTGTCTCCTCGTAGGGGAAGGGGATCACACACATGAGATGAGGCACCGCTCGGAGCGTGGTCGGAGGCGGTCGTTTCCGCAGCCGCCAGTGGTGCGTGGGTGCTGAGGCGTTGCGCCTTGTCGCTGCCCGTTCCGCAGAGCACTCGGGCGGCATCGCGTCGGCTGCGATTTCGACGAGCTTCGGATTCACAATGTCCACCCACCCTTCTCGACCAGATAGGTGTACGGGAACGACACCACCTGCTGGTCCGCCAACAGGCCCCGCTCGCGGTCCTTCGCGCTCGTGATCGTCCATTCGTCCTGGCGTGGGTGGCGCATCCACAGGACCGTGTGCACCTGATGCGCTAACCGCTTCTGCGCGTCGGGTCGCATCCCCAACCATTGGAACAACTCGACGGTCTGCTTGTCGTCGGCCCATTCGCCCTTCTTGCCTTGCGGGACGACGACGGGCTTCTCCGGTGCGGTGATGAGCAAATGCGCCGGGTTCTGGCCGGGGTCCATGAGCGCGTCGATCCACCGGTAGTACTCGGCGTTGATTCTCTGCCATCGTGCGGGTGACTCATCGACGGGTGCGTCAGCGAAGATGTCACCCTCGGCGCGTGTCCAGCCGATCTGGCGCAGGTAATGCTCCTCGTAGGCTTCCTGCACAGCCTCCCACGTCCGCGCCGAGTTCTCGACGACGAGCCAGTCCCCCGGCGTGCTCGCCTTCCAGTACAAGGCCGTGGTCTGCACCAGATCTACCCAGGTCCGCACGTCGATCCACTCGACGTTGCTCAGGTCGTAACCGTCACTGAGCCTGTCGATCGCGCCGGGTTCCCAGTTCACGACCCGGAACGTTCCTGGCGTGTCAGTGTCGCGGTAGACCTTCGCGGTCTCCGCCCACGCGCGGGTCTTCCCGGTGGCTTCGTGACCGAACACACAGATGCGTTCAGGTGCTGCGGACTGTGACTTCACTGCTCTCTCCTCGTCACTCTCAACCCCTCCGACTCCGACACTTTCGCGTACGCGTCCACGTCGATACCGTCGTCGCGCATCTTCTTCCAGTCGTACGTTGTCCGCGACGATGAGTACCGGGTGACGGTCCAATCCTCGGTGCTCACGCTGTCCCGCTCCCCAAGATGTTCGAGAATCTGTGCACGGGCTCGGTCGATCTCGGCCTTACCTTCGGACACGATGTCTCGATGCACGTCGTAGACACCGCAGAGCGAATCAAGGGCGGGATCAAAAGCTGTCTCCGCCTGACTGTGCGTACACCGCGGGAAGAACGGGCATGGATAGTCGCGGCTGGTGCACTCTGGCATCACTCCCGACACAGCCAGGGACTCGACCATGAGGACACGCTGCTCGATGTCCTTGTCGTTGAATGGGGGTCGTTCGATCCCGAAGATCTTGACCACGCCGTCGTCCAGACATGCGATGACTGCTTCGAGGCCAGTGGCAGCCATGTAGACGCTGATCTGCCAGGCGTAGCGGTGCATGAGCGGGTCGGAGTAGTCGCCGCGGAGGTGGGCGTCGTACCACTTGGCCCACGACTGCGGGGCTTTGATTTCGATGACACGCTCATTGTCGAAATCTGCCTCGCGACCCGTGGCGTCGAGGTGCCCGACGACCTGGATATCTTCATCGATCGGGATCGTGACCTCCCACTGGAATCCCTTGTCGACGAGAACCCATCCATCGCGAATCATCGCGGCGATGCACTCCACCTCATGCTCGACACCACGATCGAACCACTGCTGGACCTGTTCGGGGGTGGCGTTCTCCGGTGTCCCGAGACGCTTGTAGACGAGCGCCCTCACGCATGACCCCAACTCGGACGCGCGGTACTCGATCATTCCAACCCCAGACGTTCGGTGAGGAGTTCCGCGTAGCGGGAGTAGTAGTAGGAGTAGGAGTAGTAGTAGTAGTAGGAGTAGGAGTAGGAGGAGTAGTAGGAGGAGTAGTCGTGGTAGTAGCTGCAGGAGGAGTACTCCTCCTGGCTGATCTTCCCGTCCAAGAACTGTTCGGTCAGGTCAGCGAACGCGAGGAACTGCGTGTCGTTGCGAAGCGTCGCAAGCTCGCGGTCGATCTGCAACGTGATCTTCTTACAGACCGTCAGATCCCAGCCGGGGACACGCCTCAACAAACGCGCCTGGCCGAACACATGCTTGATGTCCTGGGCGACGTGCTCACCGCGTCCCTCCGCGATCCAGATCGTCGGGCCGAGCCAGTGGGGGAGCTGCTCTTTGGTGACGAGGTGGTAGCCCCGCTTGCATGGCTCGATGTTCTCGATGAGTGGTGTCCACTTGCCGGGCCCGCCGCGTGGTGCACCCCACTCGTGGTCACCGCCATGCACGGAGCGCCGGTGTTCGTCGAGGACTTTGTAGTAGACGGTCACGGTGCGTTCCTTCACGATGGGGGTGGCGTGCTTCCCTACGAGTGCTGCCACTTCTTCATCGTCACCTCACGTTGCTCCCATCCGAGGTTCGCGAGGAAGTTGGCGACGAGATCGTCCCACTCGCTCCTGTGCTTCTCGATGAGGGTCTTTGTTGCGGCCTCGTGTGCAGCCTTGATCGGGGGACGGGCAGCCATCACACATTCTCCCCGAGCTTGACAAGGAAACTCTCAGGGCAGACCCACTCCACGATGTCCTCAGTGCGTGCTTCCGTCGCTGGGATCTCACGAGTGCCGACCACCTTGCGCTCGCAGACCACATCGCGAGCAATTACGACTTCCACATCGATCGGCCCGAACTTGCGGCTGAACCCGAACTTCTGATTCCCAACCACCTTGTCGACCTGGCGTCCGAGTATCTTCCGCTTGGCGAGCAGGTCGGCCTCGTCGTCGGCATAAATCGTGTGCTCGTAGGTCAACCAGAAGGGGACCGGGAACTCTGGATTGGCGTCCAGCCAGTCCAGAAGCTCACGGAGACCGTCCATCTTCTCCTCGCGCGTTGCCATCAGATCAACTCCCTGATCTGTCCCCATCCACCATTCGCGACGATCTTCGCCAGGTCGTCACGCTTATCGGCGGGGACGTCGGTGTAGATGATCGGCATGACTTTCGACTTGAACACTGCCTCCGTATCGGCGTCGTTCGCGCAGTCGACGATGGCACGCTCAACGTCGGCGGGGAGACCCAACGACCCGATCTCGAACGCAGGCGCGGCCTCAGCCCCACCGAGGATCTCGACCGGCATCGGGTAGCCCTTCGTCACCCCGGATTTCTCCTCGCCGGTCACCTTGTCGGTGAACTTGTAGGGCTCGCCGTCGCCCTCGGTGACCCAGTGCAGATGCCAGCCTTCGAGCATGCTCGCCTCGAACGGACTGCCCTTGGCCTTCAACGCGTCGACCCCGGCGAGCTCGACCATGCGTTGCACGAGGCGCGCCCAGCCCGAGTTCCCCCGGACCTTCGACCGGCCACTCCCGGCGTAGTTCTCGCCGGTCACATGCCCGAACGCCCTGCCACCATCCAACGCCTGCCACTGGTCGTTCCCGCCGATCGTGACGAACACCTTCCGTTCGGTGCGGACCTCGCCGTCGTCACCGACGACAGGTTCGTCGTACCGGTTGGTGATGGTGGCTTGGAAGTTGTACTGGCCGGGCGCGAACTCGACGGACACCACCGTGCCGGTGTAGTCCTCGGTGAATCCTGCCCCGCTGAATGAGAACGGGTCGTTGTCGGGCATCACTTGTCTCCTTCTAGGATTTCGTCTGCGATCTTCGCTGCACGGAGTACCTCGTCGAACGTACGGGAGGGGTCGTCGTTCCATTCGTGGACGGGGCGAATCCACCCGCCGCCACATGCGGCGACTGCCCTGCGGATGGTGTCAACTCCCTGGGCTTCCCAAACGTCCAGAGGCAGACCTGACGCCTTCCACGAGGCCCCGTAGAGGCACACGGACCCGTCAGGCCCTTCGTAGTCGCCTTGGTACCAACCCCGTGTGATGAGTTCATGTGCGATGCCCACGATGCGACCCTCAGACCGCGACCCAGCGGGTCTTCGTCTCGGTACGCACCTCATAGCCCTCTTCCTTCATGTATCGGGCTTGGAGTTCCGCGTACTCCTCGGGGTGGTTCTCGACGAGGGTGTAGCGAGCCTTGGCGTTGGCGCGACTCTTGGCGGTACCCAGGCTTCGGGCCTCTGGTGAGTTGTAGTCGGGCATGGTTGCCTCCCCTGGCTTCGGACCCGTACACTACCCCCACCCGTCAGCGTTGACAAGTAGCAATTTTGCGAGGTATCTTGGTAGCCCATGAAGATCCTCGACGCAGCGAATCAGGTCTCTGGCGGCAATGTGCGTCGCTTCATCCGACGCAAACGCGAGGCGAGATGGTCGTATCAGACGATCGCACGGGCATTGGGGGATCAATACGGAGTCGACGTGACGGACACTACCGTCCGTGACTTCTGCATCGACCACGACATCCCATGACTGCTGGCTACATCTACCGTATGTACGACGCGGAAGGGACCGTCATCTACATCGGTCAGTCTGTCAACCCGTTACTCCGCGCTTCCAATCACCGCGGAGATAAGCCGTGGTGGCACGAGGTCCGCACCATCCTCATTGAGTTTCACGACGACGTGCTCGCGGCTGAACAGGCTGCGATAGAGGCAGAGAACCCTCAGTACAACACGATTCATACCGGCAAAGTGCACGCGCGGTACGCCGTCTGGCGACAACTTCGTGACGAAGCTCATACCCGCGGAGAGATGTGTGAGCATCCGATCTGCGGGAAGTGCAGAGATCGTCGCTTCCGTCTCCGTAAGGCACGTCTACGGACTCGCACGTACCACCGGCAGGGTATGGACGACGCGACGATCGTGCAACGACTCAGGAGTCATGTCCCCAACGTACTTGTGTCAATCGAACAGGTGCGTGAGTGGGTTGATGAGATCTACAGGTGAGCACACTCTGGGAGCCTGTCGATGTCGCCACGCTCCTCAAAGGCGACCTCCAACCCCTCACCCCGACGCTCTACACACGCGTCGACGGGCAGGCGCTCCTCTATGCGCGCATGATCCACTCGTTCGTCGGACCATCCGAGTCACTGAAGACATGGGCAGCACTCTTGGCCTGCGCGCAGGAGATCCAGGGTGGCCGTCATGTCTTCTACTTCGATTACGAAGACATCCCCGAGTCGGTGCTCCTCCGTCTCCGGGCGCTTGGTGTCACCGACTCCGAGCTGATCGAATATCTGCACTACTACAACCCTGAGACACGGGCGCTGGTGCAGTTCATGCAGAGGATGCTCGACGATGTGCTCGCGTTCTCTCCGCCGCTTTGCGTCATCGACGGTGTGACAGAGGCCATGACCATCGAAGGTTCGGAGATCGCTGACAACACCGCCATCGCTCGATGGCTGGAAGCATTACCTCGCCGGTTGCGGGGTCTCGGATGCGCCGTGGTGAGCATTGATCACACCCCGCACTCGAATCATGGACGGGCGATCGGGGGTCAGCACAAACGGGCGGGTATCGACGTGCTCTACACCTTCGACAACACGTTCCCGCTCGCTCAGGCTGGCGAGTACCCAATCACTGGGGTCTCACGCATCGCGGTGAGCAAAGATCGACCCGGTGGGGTCCGGGCCTACGCGGTCGACAAGATTGTCGGAGTGTTGCACATCACTGCCCACCAGGATCAGACCGTGTTCGCTCGGGTGCTCCCACCGGAGGGTGGTGACCATGACTTGAAACTCCTTCGGGCTGTCTCGGATGCGCTCAAGGACGAACCTCTCTCTGGCCGTCAGGTGCGCCTCAAGGTGGGAGGTCGGGCGACCGATGTCGACCAGGCGCTCCGTACGCTCGTCGCTGAGGGCTACGTCACTCGCGAGGAGGGTCCACAACGTGCCCAGATCCACACACTCCTCACCCCGTTCACCGGAGTTTTCCGCCCTGCGTTCGACCCGTTCACCTTCGACGAGGACTAGTGCGTCCGCGTGCGTCCTGAGAAGTCCCGGACGCACGCCCTCGTGCTGGTGAGTGAGTGCGTCCGTCCCCCCCCTTCTTAGGGGGGACGGGACACACTTACCCGCCGAGGGTCAACGGCAGGGGGGGCAGAGTGGGGATCGGGACGGACTCACTTAGCGACTAGTTCAGGGTCGTTGTCCCTGATCCTCTGCACCCGGTCACAGGTCTCCCGGTACAGCGCCCAGGTGTCGAGCAACTGGCACATCAGGTCATCGTCGGGCCGGTCCATCCGGCACCAGTCGAGCCAGTCTTCCTCGCGGAGCTGACGGTCATCGGCAAGACCTTGGGCGTGGTCGCGAGCATCCTCGTCAGGCGAGTGCATTCAGATCACCTCTCCTCGGGGGGTGATGTTCTCCCAGGGGGCAGTCCCGTCCACGCTGATCCCCAACAGTTCGCACTGGTAGGCCGACAAGAATCCCTCTCCCGCCAATGTCTTCAAGAACGGCATTGCACGGGCCTTTCTGCGGTCATCAAGTGAGCGCGGCATCACACGCCTCCCTCGTCATCGAAGTCGACCCAGCCGCACCCGCGACAGATCCGATCCACGTACTCGATCTCTCCCCGCGGGGTCGCCCGGATCGTGTACCGGTTGTGCATCCGGTCCCCGCACATGGGGCACTTGGGTGGTGCGTAGGTCTCCATGGTCACTCCTTCACGAGTCTGACGTACTTGCTTCCGTTGTCGGTCTTGCACTTGTGGGCGACGGCGGTCGCGTGCCCGTAGACGATGACCTCGTGCGCGCAGGTAGGGCAACGCCAGGATTCACTCATTGCTCGTAGTATTCGCGCTCGGCTGCGTCCCACTCGGCTTCGATCATCCGGACCCACGCGCCGTGAGATGTGCAGAACGGTTTGATACCGAGCACGGTGCGGACACGGCAAGTTGCCACCAGGTCGCAGTCGTCCATGTCGCAGTACTCAATGTCAGTCACCGGCCTGCTCCATCGATCTCGTCCAACTGTTGCCACTCCATGACGCCGCAGTAGAAGCAGAATCGGTCCTCACGGCCGGGGAAGTACTGGTTGAGGTGCCAGTGTGTCCAGACATGACCAGGACACGGATCGAGCCATTCCCAGTCATCCATGTTCGGACAGCCACATGACAGTCGTGGAGTCATGGCGACACCTTCGCCGCGTGAGGGGAGTGCCACGGGTCGTAGGTGGGATCGTCGTGAATCCACCGAGTGATGAGCGTCTGATCGCTGGACCCTCGCGCGGTGATACGCCGGACCCTCAGCCCGCAAGACTCGCAATGGTCAGTCACCGGCCTGCTCCATCAACCAGCACAGATACTCCCCCTGCGTCATCGCCCGCTTCGCGCGCCCGACCTGGAATCGGGTCTTGTCGTCGGGGCTGATGGATCGGATGTGGAGCTGATCCCTCACGACGGCACCGCCGCGCATTTCAGCCACTGGCGGTAGGTGGTCGCGTTGCAGTAGACCCACGGCAGTTCGTGCAGGTCGCGGACCCACTGCGGGTACCCGGCGTAGCCCTCGTCGATCACATCCAGGACTTGACCCTCGGCGTTGAAGATCAGAGCGCAGCGCCGCGGGTTGCCGTTCGTGTCGTTCGGTGCTCGCCACTGCTGGCAGAGCGTCGGAGTCATCGTGTCTCCCTTCACAGTGTCCCACCGTACACGGTGGGGTGGTCTGTTGTCAACTACACGGAACCCCAGCACGCCAGGGAACCGTCTAGCTCCCCGTCTAAGGGGCCTGTGTGCCCGCAGGAGCCTTCGCAGGGCCGTAGCCCGGTTCCGGTGCCCCCACTGGCAGGAACGCCAACAGGAGCGCACAGAGCATCAGCACCAGGCACAACCAGAACAGGTGCCGTTCGCTCATGCGTGGGCGTGTGAAGGCGTCCCAGTCGCGGCGGGTGGTCACGCTTCGTCCGCCAGCCACCGGCCAGCTTCCTCCAACGCGAACCACGCCATCAGGCAGTCGCGACCGTCGCGGGTGTCGGCCATGTCCGACCGGATGAACCCTGCGACCATCTCAGCCACGCTGACCCCGAACGAGTCGGCCACGTCCTCGGCCAGCTCGTCCACCAACTCGTCGTGCTCACGGTAGAACCGTGCGCCGTCCACCGTGTAGGTGAACTCGGCCCATCCGGCATCCGCGCCGTACTTGCCCGCCTCGATGATCTCTCCGCGACTCATGCCCGAGTGTGCTTCGATTGCTTCTACCAGTTTCTCCATGTCCATTGGTGGTCTCCCTTCACGTCGATAGCCACCAGGAACCGCCCCGCAAGGCGGAACCTGCTCGCTACCCGACTTGCCACTCGGGGCAGTAATACTGCGCCCGGCACATCTCGCGTAACTGGTCGTCCGTCAACTGCTCCCATGAGCTGACGCTGTAGTGGTCGCGCGCCCACGCGTCGTAACGAGCGTCACGAGCTGTTACGGCCTCCGTCCACGTCATCGGACCGTCTCCCTGATCGTCTCGTCTCTCGCGTCGCGGTACGCGGCGCAGTAGGCGTACTCAGTTTCGGGCGTGATGCCCGACTCTGTCGCCACATTCAACGCGTAGCCGTCATCGGCGCTCAGGTCGGGCTCAGGCAACCCATCTGCCTCTACGGCGATGCCAGCGTCATAGCTCGCAAGGATGCTGTTAGCTTCCTCAGGCGTCCCTCCGTAGTTGCGAGAAAGCCACGCTTCCGCATCTCTGCGCCCATGTTCCGCCCCGAGGTCGCGGGCGCGGTCGACGGCGTTCACCGTGTCCAGCTTCCGAACGTGTTGAGGTAGTCAGGGAACCGCGGCTCATCGTCTGTGACAACCGGGGCGACCCACCCACCTCGGTAGAACCTTCCTGACCGCGGCCACGCGTGATTCTGGCCGCATTCCTCGCAGATGACCACGTGATCGTTTGTCCACGAGATCAAGTGCTCACTGCCGCACCTGGCGCAGCAGTCGCGCTTCACGGTCGGTCGGCGGGTCACCGTGTCGCCCGCTTCCAATACAACCCCAGCGCGAGCGCCAAGGCTACGAACAGTCCCAACGTGATCATGGCGTCATCCTTCCTTCGAGTGGACACCAGGAACGGCAGCACGCTGCCGAACCTGCTGGCTACTCGGCGTCGCGCCGGAATCCTTCGAGCCCGCCGTCGTACTGGTGTCGTACGCAGTCGATGACCTCGGCGTCGGTCGCGTCGTCGGGGTAGTCGCTGAACACATCGGCGCACCATCCCCGCATCTCTCGCAGCAGGTCACTCGGCATCCCTTGCTCCCTTCACGAACACCCTTTCGTGTACCACGCTACACCCTGTGTCAAGACCCTTGACGTCCTCGTTACCCTGTGAGGTAGGTCCGGGGCGGCGGGCTTGACCCACCGGAGACACCGTGCGCGCATCCCAACTCAGGGCGCTCGGCTACCACATCGGCGCACAAGACGGCTGCACCTGCGACCCAGACGTGACCAGCGCCACGAGCGACGGCACCATCCGACTCACACACCAACGACACTGCACCTGGACAGGCCGCTGGCGATACAACCGGCGACGAACAGAGACCGAGGCTCGATAATCGGTCATCTCGCCTCGCATAACGCGTCAAGTTGGGGTGTATAAGTGCAGGTCAGGGCACTACTTGACCGATTATGCACGCGTCCACCACGCTGCCGTGCCACAACACACTCATATCGTCGTGTCGTCGACTCGACCACGCCGAGCTGGCACTCCGAGCACCTTGACATCGACGACCACGCGTGCTAAGCGCCCCGACCACAAGCCCAGCGAGCCCGCAACGTCTGACCGGGCATGTGCCCAGAGCCACCCGAGCCTGAAAGGCGAGGTATCCCTCTGGGTTGAATGTGTCAGAAGCGTCCGAGGAAGCGTCACGGTCGGTATGGTTGCGCCGTGGCTGTGTCGCCTCGTGACAAGCAGCGGTATTTTACCTTGCGGAAGGAGGGGTTCTCGATCGCTGGGGCCGCTCGCGAGGTCGGCGTGTCGCGCTCGACAGCGAACCGGTTCGAGGATGCTGCACCTGCGAACGGGAACGAGTACCTGCGGGCACGCCAGGAGTTGGATCTCCCGAAGCCGTACACGCGTGAGGAACTCGCTGCGAAGAAACCAGCAGCCTTGCGCGCGCTCGACGACTTCGCGTTCTGGCGGTACCGGTACCTCGGGCGCACGTCGACACCCTGGCAGGAAGAAGCCGCGCACCGGATTCTCGATTGGCTCGCCTCCGACGGACGTGAACATGTCGTCGAGAACTGCCCACCCGGTAGCGGCAAGACCACCAAATGGTCGGACATCTGCACCTGGTTGATCTGCCGTGACCGGACCATCCGGATCATCTGGCTGTCGTCCACCACGAACCTCGCGTCACAATCCGTGAACCGGGTACGACGCGCACTCGAACGGACACGCCCCATCCAAGACGCCGACGCGTGCCTCGCCGCCGAGTACGGCAGGTTCCGACCCGAAGCACAAGACCTCTGGCGACGCGAACAGTTCACGGTGATGGGCCTCGACGCGACCCCCACCGAAGACAAAGAACCCACCATGGCCGCGTACGGGATGGAATCAGAGTTCCTTGGCCACCGCGGGAACCTCGTCATCGGTGACGACCTCGTCACCGGGAAACTTCTCCGCACCATCGACTCGATCGAGAACCAGCAACGCTGGTGGTCAGAAGAAGGCGAGACACGCGCCGAACCTGGTGGGGTCATCGTCGTCAACGGGCAACGCATGGGGCCACGCGACCTCTACAACTACTGCCTCGCCCAGAAACAAGGCGACAGTGACGACCCCCGCTACCAACACATCCTCTACCCCGCGCACTTCGACGACCGCTGCGCAGGTGAACGCAACAACCCTGACCACAAGATCGGCGCGCCGTCATACCCAGACGGGTGTCTCCTCGACTCGACCCGCATCCCCTGGACTGACCTCACCACCATGCGGCGGAACAACCCATCCAAATACGCGGTCCAATACCAACAACAAGACCTCGACCCCGCCGGTGTTCTCGTCCCCCAAATCTGGATCGACGGTGGGCGCGACAGCTCCGGGTACGAATACCCCGGCTGTTGGGACACCCACCGCGGACTCGCGGAAATCCCCAAAGGACTCTCGCCGCCCGTCTACAGCATCGCGAGCGCCGACCCCTCACCCACCAAATACTGGTCGATCCAATGGTGGCTCTACCACCCCGCCAGCGAGCAACGCTTCCTCATGGATCTCATCAAACAATCCATGGACGCCCCCGACTTCCTCGACTTCAACATCAACGAACGCCAGTTCTTCGGCATCATGGAAGACTGGCAGCGGCGCTCGAAAACGCTCGGCTACCCGATCAGTACCTGGGTCGTCGAAAACAACGCCGCCCAACGGTTCATGCTCCAATACGACCATGTGAAACGGTGGCAGGCCCTCCACGGCGTCCACGTCGTCGGCCACTCGACCACCGCCCGCAACAAACTCGACGCCGAGTACGGAGTCCAGATGCTCGCGAATCTCTACCGGTTCGGGAACGTCCGCCTCCCCGGCCTCAACACCATCCGCTCCGACACCGGCCTCAAAGACCCCGGCCGGTACGCCTCCATGAAACTCATCGAAGAAGTCACCAAATACGACGGGACCGGCGCGACCACCGACGACTGCATCATGGCCCAATGGTTCTTCGAGTACCACCTCCAGAACCTCATCCGTGCCCGCGCCGAGAAACAACCCCGCGCGTGGCGACCCTCGTTCATGAAAGTCACCGCATGACCACACCCGTATGGCATCCTGACCCGATCAGCGTCATCGGGTCGACCATCATGGTCATCATGGTCGAACTCCCGATCTTCCTCGCCGTGTGGTGGCCGATCCGACGACTCATCAGAGGCGCATGGTGACAGACATCTCCGCGATTCAAGGCTTGTACCATGAACGCCGCGACAGGATGGCCCGCACCCTCCGCGTCGCTTCGATCCTCCGGCAGGTCTACAACGGCGAGTACGCGCTCCCGCTCCCCGAACTCGAAGGCAGCGAGAAAGCCGCCGTCGCGAACCTCATCCAATCCGGTATCGACCAACACGCGCAACGCATCGCGAGCACCATCCCGAACATTCTGTGCCCGCCGTTGAAATCGTCGATGAAGTCACGCAACGAAGCCGACGACCGTCGCCTCACCCTCCAAGCATGGTGGCATGAGAACAAAGTCCCTATGCAACTCCGACGCCGTGCCCGCTACCTCGTCGGATACGCGACCAGCCCCGTCGTCATCCGGCCCGGTAAGGACGGCTACCCGATCTGGGAGACACGCGACCCACTCACCGCCTACCCGGCGCAACTCGCCCCCGACGAGATCGTCCCCAACGACTGCATCTTCGCGTTCAAACGGACCCGTGCATGGATACGGAAAACCTACAACGTCGCGATCCCCGCACCGACGAAGAACGGCCGTCCTCTCCAAACCGCAGCAGACGACATGTTCGACTGCCTCCAATACATCGACGCCGACGAGATCACGCTCCTCTGCGTCGGACGCTCCGACCCGTCGGAACCCAACGTCGAGAACGCACCTGCGCAGATCCTCTCGACGACACCGAACAAGACAGGGCGTCCCCTCGTCGTCGTCCCCGGCCGCATCACCCTCGACCGGCTCCAAGGCCAGTTCGACCAACTCATCGGACTCTACGAAGCCCAAGGCCTCCTCTGGGCCTACCACCTCCACGCGATCAAACGGTCGATCTTCCCTGAAGAATGGCTCGTCGGACGCCCCAACGAAGCACCCCAGATCATCAGCCCCGCTGACCCCTATCAAGGCGATGTCGGAGTCGTCCAAGGCGGAGTCCTCCAAGAGATCCGCACCGACCCTGGCGTGCAGACCATCAACACGATCAACATGCTCGAACGTTTCCAACGCCTCAACGGGTCAGTCCCCGCAGAGTTCGGAGGCGAATCACCCACCAACGTCCGCACCGACCGACGCGGCCTCTCCGTCATGGGCGCAGCCGTCGACTTCCCCATCCAAGAACACCAAGAACTCTTCGCGTGGTCCTTGGAGGAAGAGAACCGGGCTGCGATCGCCGTCGCGAAGTCCTACTACGGCAACACCACCAAGACATTCATCGTCCCATTCGGGCGTGGCAGTGTCACCTACACCCCGAACATCACGTTCGACACGGACATGCACAGGGTCACCTACGCGTACGCAGGCACAGACTCAGCAGGCCTGGTCATCGAAGCCGGGCAACGCATCGGGCAGGGCACACTCTCGAAGCACAGCTTCATGCTCATCGACCCGATGGTCACCGACGCGGACGCCGAACACTCCAAAGTCGTCATCGAAGCGATCGAACAAGCACACCTCACGAGCATCCAGCAGCAGGCCGCGAACCCACAAGCCGGATACCCACCCGCGTACCTCGCGCGCCTCACCGAACTCGTGTACGAGAAAGGCCTCCCGCTCTACAAAGCCGAACAGCAAGCCCAGACCGAGATGCAAGCCCAGCAGGCACAAGCACAAGCCGGGCAGCTCCCCCCCGAACAGCAGCAGCCCGGCAACGCCATGCCCGGCGCGCCTGGCACTCCCGGCGCTGGAATGCCGCCCATCCAACCCCCATCCGGAGGAGTCACCGACCTCGCGTCACTCCTCCAACAGTTGCGTCGCCCCCAGACCGGCAAGTTCGGTGCCGCGGCAGCACAGCCGGTAGGAGCCTGACGTGCCCCAGTCGGGTCGCGGAGGACGCCGCAAAGGCACCCCCGGCGCGACCTACCTGAACAGGTCTGACCTCCAGCAGGCTGTGCGTGCAGCCCCAAACCAGTCGTACGGGGCCGCCGCTGCGCAGCTTCGATCCCAGCAGGCGATGCCACTCTCGCAGACACCACCCGTACCACAGCCGCAACAGCCACCCGCGCCGCCCCCTCTGCCCGGCCCGATGGACGCCCCCACCAACCGTCCCAACGAACCTGTCACGCATGGCCTCCCCACCGGACCCGGCGCA